TTACTCCTTAGTAGCTTAGTATATCATCACCGAGGACGCCATAGGTGGTGTTACCTATGATAAACCCGTCTGTGATTGGTTCAAGTGTGGTAAAAGTACCCAACCAGCGGTTAGGGGTTATATCCCAAGCAACACCTTGCACTTGCAAGTTCTTGGTGATAGTTGACCCATCGGGTTGTATATTAGATATGTTGACATTTTGAAAGTAATCAATGCCTAAGATTGTGTCGGTAGGCACAGCTGTATCCAATAAGTCAATTGTCATTTCGTCAATTCGGATAGTCGTATCGCTTCTTGTGGCGACATAAATACGAGCTATGTTATTAGCGTCTGTATCTGACTGAATGACTAAATTATTGTAATTAACACTATGTGGGAAGTATGTGGCAACACTTCCAGCGTCCTCAGCAAATTGAGCCACACCCCCAATAGCAGTGATAGTGGCTTGATTAATAATTAATTTGTCGTCAAAGGCAAACATTAAATTTTTGTAAGGTATGCCACCTGTTTGATTAAACTCAATAGGTGTGCCACCGGCTGAAGCAATAGTATTGGCACGATTCTTAAATACTGCTTGTCCTTCGGAATCGCAATAGAAAGCCCCCTGCTCGCTGAATTCTGCGTTGACAATTGCGGTCAAAGCTGTGCGGGTTGTCCCTGGATCTGCCTGAGTCAAGGAATTACCTATGTCAACCGTCCTCATGCTATTAGGAAAATCAACCGTGTCTAATATTTTATTAATACGAGTACCGGTGTCTTGCCCATTGGCTTGCCCTGTGACAGTTGTAATATTGGCTAGGTTAAACAAACGGAAACCGTCAACAGCTGTAATGTCCACATACGACACATTTTCAGCCTGGTCATAGCTGTAAGCATAGGTTGTTGTGTAACCACTGAATAGGTAATAAGGCGTGCCATTGTAAGTGGCTGAAATTCTTAACTTACGTAAGGGTGTGAGCTGTCCATACAAATCAGAGCTTGTGTTTTGGGGATTGAATCTTCCCGTAGGATCATAGATTTTTACAGTTGCGCTACCAGCTTCGTATGTATCTCTTAGAATACTTCGACCACGTTTAATTTTGATACTTCGTGCAACATCTGTTACATCAATAACCAATGCTGGGGCTGTGCTGTCTGAAAGGATACCAACACCAAGCACACCGTTAACTGGGTCACCAATTGTAAAAGGGTTTCCAAAGGTTGCTCCCGAATTGAAGTTAAGGGATACATTAAGTTGCGCTGGCAGTGCCATTAGTCTATGAGTGACAATCTATTGATCTTAGACTGAATTCCTGAAGCCGAGTTATTAACCTGGGCTGTTGTAACAAAGTCGGTAATTTGCTGATCCCCAATTTGTACTTGAACTTGCACAACAGGTGCGCTTTGTGCAGACGATAATCCAGGCATAGCGTTTGAATAACCTGTCTCAAATCTATCCATTTTGCTATAAACATTTTTAATTACCACGTCATTGATGGCTGCTACTTCAGCTGTTGTTCTAGGTGGGACAACCAAACCTTCTTGTGCCTTCTTTAACTTATCCAATTCAGCCAATGCCATAAGAATATAAGCAGGGTAATCAGCAAAAGGATTTAATGCTTTAGGTAGGTTGGCAATAAAGGTAGCCAAGCCTGTTGTCTGTGCTTGTGCAAGGAGTAATGCGTTAGATAATCTGTCAGCTTCTTTAGCGTTGCCTGTAAGTAAAGCAAGTTGCAATTGAAGGCGGATCTTGTCATTCTCTGTAATCTTGCCTTGTAAAGCTGCAAGGATATTAGCTTGGTCAATGTCCATAATGCCTTGAGACTTCTTAAGTTTGTTTTGATCCTGGGTTGCCTTAGTTTGCGCTTTGGTAGCCTTCAATTGAGCAGCGGCAGCGTCCTTGGCATCTTTGGCAGCTCTAGCAGCCGCACCTTCAGCATACTTGGCTGCGCCGCCTTGATCTCCACCTGCACCAAGTTGACCCGTACCAATAGCCCGTATTGTATCTCCAGCTTCTTTTGCTTTTGATGTAAGGATGTCAATGCCTTTAATTACTCCAGCAATAGTGGCTAACATGGCTGCAGCCATAAATGCGCCACCAATTGGGTTGAGCATAAACATTTCCGCAATGGCAGCCGCTACTGCACTGTTTCTTAAAACGTTAATTGTTTTAATGATTGTTTGTAATGCTGTGATAAAGGCGGCAACCTTAGTAATTGCAAACCCAGCAAGCATGACTGCGCCAAACACTTTAAGCAATTCAATATTGTCAGATATTAACTTACCCATTTTAGTTAATACGTCAGCGGCAGATTCTCCAAAGTTAATAATCTTTGTTTGTAATTGCTCAATGTCCACTGATTTTGTTATTTGCATTAACGCTTCAACAAGACCTGCGCCGATACTTTCTTTTGCCTGATCTGCCGCAACTTTGATTCTTGCTAATTTGCCAGCAAATGTGTTGGCAGCGGTTGAAGCAGCGCCCTTTGTAATTGCTGTAATCTCTTTAAGTATTTTAGAAAAATCACCTGAAGCAAGGGTGGCTTTACTTATACCTAATCCAAGTGTGCCAACTGCTTTAGTGTTTCCTAAGTAAGCCTTACTCAAAGCATCTGCCGCCTGGGTAACGCTGATCCCTTGACGGGCTGCAATATCCAGGGCAATATTAGTTAAATTCTGACTAGCGGCTAGACTGCGTGTAGTTGTTAATAGTTGCTCGTATGCCGGTATTAACTGATTGTCAGCAACTCCATATTGTAATTTTAAAGTGTTTAAAAAGGCTAGTGAATCGTTAGTAGCAAACTCAAAACCAATAGACCTTAAAGAGTTTTTAAATAGGTTTAATTGTTTTTCGTTTTCAGCAAAGGCTGTGATGGCAGATTTAGCAAAGGCTGCAACGCCCACTCCGATTAAAGCATGTTTAACAGTCCTACCTAATTTGTCAGCTGCGTTTTCAGCTTGAGCGAAAGCACGCTTGCCTGTAAATTGGGCGGCAATATCAATTACTACACTCATTGACTGACCTTTCTAAAGTATTGTTTTTTGCTGAACATAGTGTTGGCGTTATCTATAGCCTTAAACACTGCAGCGTTAGCCTTGCCCTGATCCTCAGCCCATGCGCGATAGATTAGGCGACCCTTCATATAACGACCTTTTTTAGTCGAACTTGCTAAGTTACCTTGGTAAAGATCACCAAATGCCTGAATAAATTGCGCACCCGCGTTTTTGTTGTTTGAATGACTAACAGAGTGGTCATTAGGATCACCTAACCGTCCAACCCAGGGCTGACCATTAGCGTTTTTACGTCCAGCGGTTTCGTAAATAGCACCTTCAGCTGATTTGTTAATGATGAAATAAACAGCTCTAAAACCACGCCTATTGGGTCTGCGTGGGACAGTGCTGTATTTAATTCCTTTAATTACTCTAGCCGCGTTATACAAAGGGAATTTACGTAATCCGTCATCACGTTTTTCCGAACGCTTACGATAACTCCAGTTAGTAAGTGGCGATTCTTTTGGCGCATGATCTTGTGCTGTCTTAACTATGCCACCTAAAGCCAAACCAATTTGATCGTCTAGTTGGACGCTTAATTCAGGGGTATAGTCTCTTAGAGCCTTCTTCAGCTCAATTAAACCTTTTACCTCTGTTGCCATTTTCCCTAGCCTTTGCGTCATCGTTGAGAACTGCCAATGTAGCCTTAAGCAAATCTCTATCCATATTTATGTACTCTGAGTGAGGAATTCGTGTTGTAATTGCTAACCTAGCAACAAGGTAGTGAAACGAATCCCTCGTTATCCATTTGGGTTATCAGCATCCAAGATTTCAACTTTAGCAAGTGTCTCCAGGTACTTATCACCAAAAGGCACAACAGTTACTCCGTTGCGCCTTTCAGCTTCAAAAGCCAACCAATAGACCCCAGTTTGTTTTTCTTCTTCTCGGAAATATTTATGAAAACCACATTTCATTTCACGTTCAAATGCAAACTCAATAGCAGGTGTAATTTCGTATTCATTAACTTCACCTGAAGCCTTGGTTATTTTTAGTTTAATCATTTTAGTCCTTTGTTATTACCATGTTCCAGTTGTAGCTACTGTTGTCTTGCTATTACATGTAAATGTAATGTCAAAAGTTGCTATATCGGCTGGAGATGGTGCATTGATATCGGTTAAATTATCCACCAAAATTGTACCACTGTACAGAGGGTTAGTTGCTGAAATTGCAGCGGCAGTATCTTGACATGCTGTAAAAGCAACGGTTGATCCAAAAGCAGCTTGTAGTGTTGCACGAACTGAACCTGCGCCTGAAGCAATGTCATTGTTTAGGAAGGTTACAGTTATGGTATCCGCGCTCAATCCAGTTTGGAAACGATGAGACGAGTCTCCCATTGAAGTGACCTCTATTTGATCTACAACGCGATTTAAAACAAATGATTGTACAAATGCGGATAGGTCAACAGTTGCGACCTTATATCCGACTTTATTATTTAGGAAAGTTGCCATGAATTATTCCTCGTCTTTCTTGGCGATTGTTGGTTTTGGCTTGTCTTGTGGTACTTCTTGTCCGATCTTTTTAAGAAAGGCAATGTCTTCGTCTGTTAGTGTCATTTTTAACTCCAAGTTGTTAAGGTGCTTATGTTTATTGTGGAGACCATCATTTCCTGGGCTTCCTGCAATACTGAAGGTGCGGAAACGCTTTCTACATTGAACTTAATGGTTGAAGCATTAAGTTTTAAAAACACAGCACAGACCATGTTTTCCAATGCTATTAAAGACGCTTGATTGTCTAACATTGGCACTATGCAAGTGATAATAAAGTTTGCTTTTGCACCAACATTATATTGATTGTTACTAGGCTCTAGCATAGGCTCGTTATAGCGTAGAACAACACTTTTGGCAGTAGGTGTGGCAGGGACGTAGCTGAACGTATCCCACACCCCTGCGTTGCTTATCGCTTGCGCAATGGAAGCTCTGAGAGTTGTAACGGCAACTGTCATTAGCCTATTAGTCCATTGGGGGATAAGTGGTTCGCAAGTAAGCCTCGTACTTTAGCAATTAAAGTTGAACCCATTTTGAATGGGGACGGTTGGAAATTAGGATCTAATGCGCCGCCGTTAGCAGCTTGTTTTGCTTGCCAAATTTCAGTACATACCATCAAGGTCGCAAGCTTGACTTCGGGCACGCTACCGTATGCAACATAATCAGTTGCAGCAACAGTACCGTAAGGACTGGTTGGATGAATTGGCTCAACTGTGGAATGTGAAGTTACAAAAGTTATTGAATATGTATCTACCTCTGTGATCGTTTTAGAACCATTAAAAGTTGCGCCGTTACCACTTACCGTTACTACTTGACCAACAAAGAAGTCGTGTGCTGTATCAAAATACAATG